ACCAGCAGCGGCTACTAAAATAGTACCTGCGTTGGTCATTTTTACTAAATCGCCAGAAAAAATATTCCCAGAAGCACCAGAAGCAATTTTGTATTCTGTTAACCCATTACTGAGTACGCCAGAACCTAATTTGCCTACAAGTCTTGCTCCAAAGGGGGCATTTTTGTTAGCCATAATAAGTCACCTTATATATTTAATATATGTTTTAGCGATCAACTGCGTTGACCACCGCCAAATGTTGTTTTGCTTTCTCTCCTCGGTTTTAAAATCGGGGAGTTTGGATCTGATTCCTTCATTAGATCATTGTCAACAGCATCTTGCTGAGTTTGTGCACGTGCAGCGAAGTAGGAGTTTCTCTCTTCACGTGTTTCATTAGGAATCCTAGCCAAAAGCAAACCACCTCGTTTTACAACTCCTGCATGTTGGCCTTCATCCATAACGGTGTATTTTTTTAAATCATCAGCACTAATTTCTTCAGATCTTACAAGCTCAAATCCTTCGCTTAATCTATCAGAAATATTACTACGATCCTCTACACCTAGAGTCTCAGCCCTAATCCACCTGTGAGTATAACCTTCAGGTGCTGCAGGAGCATCCAACCTAGATGGTGGGCTCCATACTTTGCGAGCTTCTTTACTAGCTCGAGTGTCAGCAGAACGTGCAGTTCTGTTTAAATCTTTGTTATCTTCTGTCATAACTATTACCTTTTAACATATTTTGCGTACTCTGTTAAGGGTACGTTTAATTTTTTTGCCATTTGTACTTCTGCAGGAGACAGTTTTACTTGCCTTTTTGAGCTTGTATTACCTGCTACCCTGCCTGCTGAAGCCACCTTTTGTTGAGGCTTCGTCTTAACAGAAGACTCTTCAAACTTGTGTGGAAACTCTGATCGCATCATTCTGTCGACTTCATTGTAATAATCGTCTGTTTTTGGATCATATCCCTCTTGTATTAATTTTTGATCTATTGAAAACGCAGCTAGTGTCATAATTTCGTCTTCACCAAACCATTCATTTTGCTCAACCCAATTTTGTTGTTTTTCATCAAGCTGTGGGGCAGGTTGTGGTTGTGCTGGCTGTTGATAATTTTGTTGTAGATTTTGCACCTGTGTTTCCTGCTCTAAAGCAGTTTTAGATGCTTGAACTCTTGTTTCTTCAACAGCTATTTTAGCTAAAACATCTTGTGCTTTTGCTACTTTTTCATAATCTTGATTTTCATGGGCTGATTTTAAAGCTGTCATCGCTTGTGTTTTTTGTGATTTGAGTCTACTTTCAGCTTCAGTAAGAAAAGATCTGTCTAAAGTTGTGCTACGAACCCGTAATTGTTCATTTTGAGCCGCAGTGCTTTTTGCATATTCATAGGCTGAATCTCTGCCTCTTTCTGCCTCTCTTAACTTTCTAGTAAGAGTGTTTATTCTTTTTTTTACTTTAGCTGAGTAATCCTCGTGCTCATCTTCTTTTTTTGTTTCTTCTGTTTCTGAAACATCTTCCAAAACAGCTTCTGCCTCAACATCGTTAGTTTCCGTAGTGGTTGTTGTTACGGGTTGTTCTTCCTTTACAGGTTCTAACTCAACAACCTCTCCCTCTTCTATGTCAGTTTCCTCAACTGCTTGTGTATTTTCTTCTGCCATCTTTTCTCCTAAACTGCAAGAATATCGTCTGGGTCAAGTATAGTTGCAATAACTTCATCATCGTTAATAATCCGACACTCAGATTCATCACCGAGCTTAAAGCGTGCACCTGCATACCTGCCAATCAATACCCATTGTTTTTCCTGACACCAAGGTTCTGCAAATTTATTTGCATCCTTGTAGCAATCAGGACCCATTTTTACAACATACCCCACAACTGTAGCTAGAGATTCTCTATCTAAAGTTTGTTGTACTAAATGAATACCACCTTCGGTTACACCTTTACCCTTATAAGGTAGTATTAAAATACGCCAACCTGTTGGTTGTGGCATACGCTCTAAAATTGATTTGTCGAGAAGTGTAGGGTCAAGAACACGTGCTTCTTGTGACACGTATGGCACTTCTTGACTAACTTCTTCTTTTGTTTCTTCTTGTTTAACTGCAGCTTTTTCAGCTTCTATTTCTTTAGCTATATGATCAGGAACCTGTATTTTCGATGTCATCTTGTATTACCCTTCCGAGCAGTTCTCTAAATATATTTTCTGCGTCAGCGAGAGAACTGTAACGCCCACGCAGAAACTCGTATTGTGCATGATCTTTACACCCTGCGAGCATTGTATCTGTAATGTCTTCTCTTCTTAGTTCTAGTTCTTTTAAAAACTTTTTACTTAACCAAGCTTCAGACATTAATAAACACCAGAAAACTTACCGCCAAATTCTGCGGCTCCCATACCTCTAGCTTTGCCTTTTCCCATACCTGGTTTTGGTTTGGTATTTGCATCAAAAGTGCCAGCATCAGACTTCAAAGAAACACTACCCTTATTACTATAAGGATTTTTATTCTTTAAAGGTGTGGGGGTTTTCTGTTGTTTGATCTCTGTTCTTTTAATCATGTGCCTAATTATGTGGCTCTATTTTTATTTTTGCAAGTTTTATTTTCTATTTTGCAGATCTAACATTTTAAAACGGGCTTGTTGTTCAAGCCTTTCTCTTGCAGTGTCGTCACGTAAATCTGCTATATCTTCTTGTGTTTCTATTCTTTCACGATCTACTGTTGCACGTAATTGTGCCTCTTGTGCTTTCCGTTGTTCCTCTTGTAAGAATTGTTGTTGCTCCATAGATAATTCTTGGCCTCGCAAAGCAAGTTCTTGTTTTCTGATAGCCACTAATGGATCTTCGTCACTAGGCGCTTCTACTTGTTGCGTAAATTCAGTTACAAGCTCTGCCATAATTGGTGAAGAAAATTGCGCTATCATGTCATTCACTTGTAGGGCAAGTTGTTCTGCTTCTGCAGGTGAGGCCTGTTGTGCCTGTTGTTCAAGTTGTTGTAATTGTTGTTGCATTTCTGGAGGCATTTGTTGTCTGCCCAAAGCATCTGCTTTCATTTGTAAGTGTTGCATTATGTGTGAATGAATTAAGGCTTGAACTTGTGCGTTCATCTGGACAGGTGGAGACTTTAACAATGCCATATGCGTTGCTATATGTGCATCATGGTTTTGTTGTGGAAAAGCTTGCGCTTGTTGACCTAGTAAAAGTTTATTGTTTTCAAACCCTGCTTCAGTTGGTTTAGGATCAGTTGGGGGTGGTGGTTGTAAAATTTTATCAATATTATCCACACCTATGGCCGCATACATTCTTTTGTATGACTCATAAATACCGCTTGGTCCGTGCACCTCTGGATTAGATTGTACTAATTGCATCATCTCCTGTGCCATAGCTATTCTTTGTGATTGGCTAAATATATCTGGGTTTGATATAGGGAAAATATCAACTCTTTCATCAAAGTCACTTAATTTAATATTTGCTTGACCACCAGCTATTGCATAGGGATACTCTTGAGGTAAATATTCTTGAAAAACTTGTGCAAGCAGTTTGAACTCTTTTTTCTGTGAATTATGTAATCTTTTGTGAATAGCTGATAAAACTTTAGTTGAACGCTCTAATAACGCTAATGTTGTGCCTACAGGAGCGTTTGGATTACCTTGTCCTGTGTTAATTTCTGCAATAGAAGCAAACTTTTTACCACCATCTACTAATATACCGAGTAAATTTAACAATGTGCCACTAGGTTCTTTGAAAGGCAATGGTTGTATGGATTCTCTTAATGAACCACCAGGCGCATCTACATCTCTAAACTCCCCTGGCTGTATTGGAGTGTCTTCATCTCTAATTCTAATACCACGAGTTTTAAAACCTGCGGGTAAATTAGCTAATGTACCTGCATCTATTAGCTGACGCAGAATAGAAGTTGATGCCTTAGACAAACCACCTATCATATGTGTTAGACCAAAGCCATAAAACCCTAAACCAGGCAGAAACTTAAAATGTACGAAGTATTCAACCTTGTTTTTGAGGGGATCATTCTCTACAAAGTTTCTACGCACTGACAAAATCTCACGTGAATTAGCATCAATGGTGACAATATAGGGTAATTTTACACCTGTTGGCATACCATCCGCATCTACATCTTCAAATCCATCTATTTCAAGGTTACAGTGCACTTCATACAGCAAAGATACCTCACCTGTATCGTATGATGGCTCTAAACCAGATAATTTGTTTATTTCTTCTTTTGCGTCAGAGGTTACTGAATCTTCATCGCCTGTTTCTATGTCAATTTTTCTATAAAAACCTATAGCTTGTAGTTTTTTTACCTCATTTTCAGGCATTTTCACTACATTAGTGATGCGAGGGCAAGTTTCTAAGTCCGTAGTAAAATAAGGAACTATCAAATCTTCAGGAGCTACAAATTTAGAAACCGCCCTGCCTAATCCTTCATCATAATAAACTTTTTTAAATGCTGATCCTGCTAATGGCAGGTAAAACAGCATTTGATCTAACTCTTCATCAAATTCTTCCATGACATGAACAATCTGATAATTCATAAATTCTTTAACTCTTTGTGCTTGTTCTTCAACAGCACCATCATAGGCACCAATGACCTGTGTTTTTACAGGGCCGCCAGAGGGTAAGAGCTCTTTATAGGCTTGGGCTTGAAAAGTAGTAACAGCTTCACCTAATAAGGGGTGAATCACACCAGATGCACCTTCAAATGGCTCAGATCTTTCGTCATCAAACTTCATACCAAGATATTTTAAGCCGTCAGTGTAGGTTTTTTCCCAATCTTCCCGTGAGGATTTATCTTTTTCAATACCATCTACTAATTGATTGGATATACGCATGAGTTCATTTTCATCTAACAACTCAGCAAGGTTTTCATTAAAACCGCTTTCAACAGGTTGTTGCATGCTTGATTCAAGGATAGCACTGCCATCTTCTTGCATGACAAAATCCTCCGCATTAGCGTCAGAAACAGCATCAAGCACAACATCCATACCCTCATTACCTAACGGAACTTGATTTTCTTCGTTGAGTACGGTTGGATTTATGTCTTTTTCTATTGCCATCAGTAATATACCCTTCTAACTGGTGCTTTTTCCTCGTCTGAATAGTCATCTTCTAAAGAGACTAAACCACCTTCTCTAAAACGCATCAGAGCTTGAGTCATAGTATCACATAAATCATCATTTTTACCAAAAGGGAAGGCAGCACACTCCTCGATCATTTCCTCTGCAAACTTACGTTGTGGTGCATAAACTAATTTTGATTCAAAAATCGGTGCTACTGAGTGCATCCTAGTGGATTTGTCGTGTCCTCGAGTAGGTGAGTAATTGACTACAGGTATACCTAGCCTTCTTAGTTCATGCGTTAATGGTGTACCAGAGGCTTTAGCTTCAATTAGTGTCATATCTGGCTCCCAATACTTATATTCATTAAAAGCAATACGTTTGAGTTCAGGAAAATCCCATCTACCCTTCTGTGCATCTAGCAAAATCAAACAATCAGGTGAGTCTGGCGTAGGACGAAACACACCCCAAGTAGAAATAGCAGAATAGTCAGCGTTTTCTTTCTTAGAAAAAGCAGTATCGTAGCTTTGAATTATGTAGCTAACAGATGGCATTTCATCATGTTCCCAAATATTCCACCATTCTCGCTTAATTATAGAACCTTCTTCAGATGTGGGGTTCTGCATCCACTGAGCGTTCCATTTTTGCACTGGCAAAGAAGCTCGAACTTTTTCTAATTCTGACATTTCCCAAAACTCTGGCCATAAAGCATTGTTTGTATCGGGAAAAATAGCAGGAAACTCGACTATCTCCCACTGATCTGCAGCTTCTTCTTTCTGTGCATCTAGTAATTTTGCAGTAAGATCTATCGTACTCCAACGTGTCATCACTACAATAATGGCACCACCTGGTTGCAAACGCTGTCTAGGCCCAGAGGTATACCACTCCCAACAGGACTCTAGTGCACTTGGACTCAAAGCATCCTGCTCGGAGTGTGGATCATCAATAATTAATAGATCTGCACCACGACCTGTAATAGCACCACCGACACCTGCAGCAAAATACTCACCACCTTTGTTGGTTTCCCACCTACCTGCAGATTTAGAATCGGCTTGCAGTTCCACATTGTCAAAGATTCTTTTATATTCAACAGAATCCATCATGTTTCTCACTTTTCTTCCAAATCTTACAGCTAGCTCACCTGTGTGAGTGGTTTGCATAATTTTACGATTGGGTTGTTTACCCATAATCCATGCAGGAAAATAGGTTGAGCAAAACTCAGACTTTGTATGTCTTGGTGGCATATTGACAATAAGCCTGTTAATTTTGCCATTAGCTACATCTTCAAGCTTTTGGGCAAAGATTTGATGATGGCGACCACAAATAAACTCTGGCCACATTTGTTCCACGTAGAACAAGAAGCTGTTATGACATTGTTCTTGTTTGTTAAGAGTCTCTAGGCGTTCTTGCAGAACTAAAGTTTCTTTGATTTCTTGATCTGATAAATGGGCAAGCTTCATAACTCAGCTAACATAGCGTCTATATCAACGGCACCACCGTATTTGAAAGCATTGATACCACGTTTGTTTATAGCATCAAGTAACTCTGGAGTAAATTTTAAGTAAGTACCGTCAAATACTGACCCTGTATCTACTGTTTCTAAAACCCCTTTTTCATCTACGCCTAATTCTTTAAGAACTTTTTTTATTTCCGCTGCTGCATCTTTATAATTTTGCATAACACCCTTTACATCACCCCTAGCTTCAGTGAGTGCTTGGTTTTTCATAATACTTACTCCATCAGCATTTTCTTTATAAGCTTTCAATATGTTAGTTCTCATGGGTAATATGGTATATCTATCTCTACCCCCTTTAAAGTATGGACCTTGGGGTAATCCTTCTGTTTTTGCAGCAACTGCTTTTTTCAATATTTTCACACCATTGGCTATTTCTATGTCTTTGGTGCCAACATCAACAATATCATCAAAATAAGCTCTGGTTAAGTCGCTTGGATTATTAGGTACATCAACATATTTTTGTCGAGTACCTGTATCATCTAGCATGTAGAATATTTCTTCATCTGATTTATCCAAAGACTCTGCAAAAGGTCTGCCAGTAACTCTTTCAATATCTCTTGGACTTATAGAAAACTCAGTCACGCCAAGATCCATAATTTCTTGATCTAACCCATCTAGTAATTCAATGACTTCATCTGGGTCGGATTCTATACCTTTAAATTTATCTGCTTGGATTTCTTGGACTCTAGCAACTTTTTTGTTGTAATCAGCTAGTTTTTTCATTGTTGCGGCTTGTTGTTTAGGATCTATGAATCCTGTGCCTGGTTGCACCACAACTTTTTGGTTAAGAACCTCTTCTATTTTTCTTCTTTTAAGTAATTCTTTTATTACTTTCATTAAAACTTCATCATCCAATTCTCGTAAATTTTTGTAGCCTTTTGCCATAAGTGTGGCATCAGTTACTTTTGGATCTAATGCTTTAATATCTTTAAATATTTGTGCTGATTTTGGTTTTTTATACTTGCCACCTTGACTTGCAGGCCTAATATAATCTTGTTTCAGAATCAACAAAGTGTCCTCTCTAATACCAGATGGTATTTCGTAGTCTACATACCCTTTAGTAAAGTATTCATAGTTATCACCTAACAAACTTTTTTGTGTTGCTACATCATTATCAAGCAAAGCTTTACGTAGTTTAAAATCTATGCCATCAACATAAATCTCATAAAAAGTATCTCCTGTCATACCACCAGGCATTTCTGTTAAATCTGAATAAGCACTATCTGTATCTTGTATAAAATCTTTTAAAATAGCGGCTAATGGTCTGTTTTGTGTAGGAGCACTAAGTCTATACTGGACTGCAACATCCATTTCTTTTATCTTTTTTAAGCCACCAGCATCTTCAAACACTTTTTTAGTCTGTGCTCTAGGCTCTCTAAACTTTCTATTAGCCTCTTTTTGAAAATCACTTTGAATACGGAAAACTTCTTTTATATTGTCAGTTGGTTGTAAGTCTATATTTTCAAAAGCTTTGTCTATTTTCTCTGCGTCCTCTGGCACCAATGCAGATCTTCTAGCCGCATATCTGGCACCTGGTTGCGTAGTAGCATCGCCATCAAACACATAGGCACTGTTGCCACGGTGCTTTTTGCCAAATTTGCTCTGGCTGTAATGATCGGGCGTGCTTCGATATTCACCTGTGCCTCGCATAAAATATAGAGTCTGCCGTTGATCCTCTACATTTAAATAATCTGGTTTTGAGCTTGGATGTTCAAATTCTCTATAAGGTACACTACGAACTTGTAATGAATCCCGTTGTGCTCTTTGCATATAATCATCTAAAAATCCACGACTTATAGTTTTACTGCCTGCTGTTTCGCTAAGTAGCCTTGTGCTTGGAGAGCCATCAGGATCTATCAGTCGCAATAATTTTAGCTCTCCCTCTGGCAAATTGTCAGCTTTCATAGATGCAATCCACTCAGATACTGTTTTTGATTGTTCGCTTGGTTTTAAAGTTCCAATATCGGGTTGTTCGTAGCCATTTAGCCATTTACGAGTTTTTGACCCAAGGTCTAGTTGATAACCTAGTCCACCGCCTGTTCTGTAATCAAGCTCAGCTAAGGGACGTTGTTGGAAAGGCTTAACTTCAGGTAAGGGTGCATCCTTCGGTGCTGAGGGTGTTACTTTTGCTTCAACAGGGGGTTGCTCGGCTTTCGTTGAAGCTTCTAGTGTTTTCGCACCAGATTTTGTTGCACCCCTAGCACCACGAAGGAATCTAAATAACGGTATTAAACTTACGCCTGCTAGTGCAGATATGCCTATATTACCCGCTGCGCCTAGTCTATCGCCTGATTCTATGTTGCTTTTGGCTCTACGACCAAACTCACCAACCTCGTAAGCTGCGATTGCATCACCTACAATAGGAGAGAGACCTACGGCTATTTGATCTACAAGAGGCAGTTCTTCAAAGGTACGATAGGCCTCACGGATGTTACCTTCAGATATCTTGGTACTAAGATCTGCTAGTATTTCTTTGCGTGCAGCCATGGTAGGCTATTGAGATATAGATTCTAGAATATTAGCTATTTCCATGTCCCTATTGGACATAGTTCTGCCTCTTTCTCCAAATAGGTCTCTATTAGACAAAGGACTAGCCGCTTGATTTTGAATCATGATTTTTTGTTGCTCAAGTTGATCTATTTCATTTACTAAATTCTGAGCACGTAACAATTCATTGTTTCTTACAGCCATTTCGTATTCTTTATATTTATTTTTGATTTCGTTTTCAATAGTAAATTTTTGGGAAAAAGGTGGTCGTTCAGAAAATCTAGGTTCGTTGTCCATGCCAAGCTCTGCAGGGCCGCCCTCAGCAAATAATAGAGATACAGGTTCTATAGCTCCAGATTCAAGCTCTGGAACGGTAGGTTGACCATACATTTCCATGTTTCTTTGGCGTTCAAGTTCATCTTGATAGCCTTGTTGTATCTCCATAAAAAACAATGTTGCAGGCATAGCTGTTTGCTCAACAAGTCCAGAGGCTTCATCTACCGTTTCTGAAATACTTTTGCCCATTCTAGCCGCTATTGCTCCAATAGCCGCTGGGTCAATCACCATATTCTGTGCATCATAAGGCTCATTAAACCCTTTAGTGCCTAGTGCTAATGCTCCACCTGCTGTGGCCGCACCCGTACCAACAACTCTTCTAACATCACTCTCTGTTTTTGGGGAGATCATACCTCTTGCCTTTGCAGCCCCTAGCAATCCACCACGTTGAGGCTTCATAGGTATTCCCTGCTCAGCTAAAACTTTATCAATTCTTGCGTCAGCCGCTCTTGAAAATTTTTCATAATCACGGCCTTTAGGTGTTAATACTTGATCTATAATTTCTTCATTACGTTTTTTTCTATTGGTTTTTAAAACCTGCTCTGCTATTTTTTGGGCTCTTGTTATACGACTCATATACCGAACATCTCCCTAGCCATTTGTAGTTCTTCCATAGTGATGCCAACTTGTTCTAGAAATGCTTGTATTTCAGCATCTGAGGCACCTTGTTCTACCATTTGTTGTAAAATATTTATAATTTGCATGAGGGCTTGTTTAGCCTCTTCTTGGTCTGAACCTGATATCTGATCTAATTCTGATTGCATTTGAGCTGGCATTTGCTGACCCATCGGAGTCCCTTGATCGGGCATCATCACAGGGTCTACCTGCATATTCATCATATCTTCTTCCATTCGGTACCTCGTAGATAAAGTTTGATATTAACATAAAAATTAAGACCATGACTAGCATTGTGCTACAAATGTATTTTGTTTGTGTTCGTTATTAAGCTTGTGTGTGTATATACTACGTAGTACGTTTTTTGTCCCCCCCCTTACTTTTTGTAAGATTACCGACCGATAATGTGTGATCTAAAAGAATCCTAGACATAAAAAAAGGGACAACTAATGTCCCTTCTTTTCCTCCGATTATGTGGTTAATTTATTGGCTCAAATGGCTCTATCTGTAATGGAACGACATTATCACCTTCGGCATCTTGCAAGTTCAACAACTCTCTCATTTCACCATGAATACCACCATTAGAAATAACAGTTTGTCCGTTGATTACAAGATGGTCAAGATTTGGCTCAACAATACCTAACGGGATTGAAACATCATCTATTATTATTTGTGCAAACATTTTCATTTAGACCTCCTTATTGATCTAATAGTTAAAGAATTAATTATACTATGAAATGGATACATATTGTGAACTTTATTGTAATTAATTGATCTTTTTATGATCTAACAAACCCCTACCTGGACAGCGGCCCGTAGAGCTGGCAGCAATACCTGGTGCGGCTTCTTGTGTGTGTAAGTGCTTGTATGCATTGGCAGTCCGACCCGACCCGATAAACTCACGCCCGACCCGACATAAGGAACACCAACACATACAAAGCTATTGTAATAATAAAGAGCGTGTCCATTCACTCCTCAGTATATCCATCAAACCAAACGCCACGTTCGTGTGTGTCTTCTCGCTGACAATGTTCTTGTGCTTCAGCTTCAGTTAAACCAGTTTTAATTATCTTGTTGTGGTCTTGATGACTACTATCTTTATAAAATCTTACTATCTTATACATTTTCATTCTCCTACTATTAAAAGATCTATTTTAGCAGGTGGATACAATATGTCAACCTGCTCAACAGAACGGCGCCTGGACGCCAGAGGCAGCCCTGGATCTATATTGTGTCTCGTTTGTGTGTGTTTCTCTACGCAGTAGCAAATAAACCCAACCCCCGACTCCCGACATAAAAACCCCGACCATTTCTTCATTAATTGACGGGCTTCATGTCAGCTGCTTTGCCAGATCCTGCTGCTGTGATGTGTGTTAAACTGTGTGTGTATATAGCTAAAACTAGCGACAATCCCGAAATCCCGACATCCCGACATTTCCCGACCGATTATAGGGCTTTTTTCGTGCTTTTATTTTATGAAGGCGACCAAGTG